TATTTTTTGATGTTTGACATCTATTCATATCCTCATAGATAAAAAATCGCCCTCACACTGGAGGGCAAAGAAGATTTCCAATAATCAGAACAAGTCGGCTCCTGTTTAGTTACGAGCGACATTGCTCCGTGTATTCACTCGTTGGAATGAATACACAGTGCAGTGTTTATTCTGTTGTTTATGCCAAAAATAAAGGACGATTATGCGACCTCGGAAGGAAGTCCAATCATCTTATTCAAATCTTCTACCCGTAAAGCAGGAAGTGCTGTACTTGCTTTATCTGCTTCTTTTGGTAGCAACTCTTTGCTTTCAGGCCAAACTTCAATAAGTCGCTTAACTGTTGTGACTGAGTTCAAAGCAGCCCATACATTTGATTCGATATCCTTTTTCTTGGCTTCAAGTTTTTGTTGCAATGCGCAGATTTCATCAAACCTTTTTGTTATTTCGTGTTCTGCGCTAAACATGCATTTATCTTTGGTCGGAGTAGGGAGCAATATATCTTCGCCGTTGCCGTCTTTCCCATATGAATACCAGCCAACCCTTCTGCCAGATACAGTCAGATAAATTGAAGTTGAACGGGCATCGCATGAGTAAAATGAACATCCCAGCTTTTCAAGTTCTTCGCTTATAGCCATTAACTTGGATGATAACTGATCCACTTCCTCAGTTTTCTTTTTACCGCCAAACGCAACAACTCTGGCGTCAAGTGCAAGCTGGTTATTTAACTTTGTTACTTCTTTAAGTTCAGTGAAAACCCCAGACTTAATTAAAGCGTTACGAGCGATTATCTCTTTCATTCTCGTTGTTAAGCGGATTGATGACATATTAATTTCTCTCAAATAAGTGGTTTGCTGCCTAATTTCATTTTCTGGCGACCAACACAAGTCACACCCATTTCACTGCGTGGCTTGCGGTAGTAAATACGGTTCTGTTTACGCTCGACTTCATCTGCCTTCTTGCTGAGAAGGCTGCCAAGTGATGCTGCTTTGTCTGCTCTGACGCAACCAGAGAGCTTTAGCGCAATCTTCCTCGCCAGTCGCTGTTCTTTCATTGCCTGTTCACGTTGAGCCTGTCTGCGTGCTCTGCGGCGATTTCTGGCGTTATCGTCAGCCAGATATGTAATGACTACTGTCATGTTGACCTCCGATGATTGACTTTAGCGGTGACGTGACGGGGGAGGGAGGTTAACTCCCTGATGCTGTCGCGCGGCTGCACTTCACATCACCCCAAAGCCAACTACTCTTTGGTTCCCGCATTTCGGCGGGACAATCCCATCAATGTTAAAGAGCCTGCCAATCTGTTCCGTTTGGCTACCAGCGTCCTGCTGATGACTTAAATTTAAGATTTCTTTAATTAGTGGTCAAGGGTATTTTTGAAGAAAACTTAAATTTTTATTGCGAGGCTTAAGTTTTGCTTTGATTTTTAAAGGAAAGAAAAAAGGGGCGAATGCCCCTTATGGAAGGTTTGCTATTTTTGCATCGACAACTACACCGATGATTTTGCAGTTCCCGTTGATCTCAATCATCGGATATTGTGGGTTAAGTGGTTTTAGAAACCTCCTGCCAGCATCAATAACTAACTTCTTGAAAGTTGCCTCGTTTTCTCCTTCGAGCTTTGCCACTACCAGCTTCCCATTACGAGGTTCTACTTCAGGATCGACGAGTATTATCATCCCTTCAGGGATGCTAAGACCGGCTGGAGCCGTCATCGAATCACCTTTTACGTCCAGCCAAAACGAATCTTCTGAACAATCTACGGTTGTATCGTACCAGTTATCTATTGCACGCTTATGATATGGCTCTACAGCTTCCATCCAACATCCTGCGCTTACCCAACTAATTAGAGGATACGAACCTCTTGGATCATGCCTGCTGTGATAGGCAATGTTTGAAAGACTATCTTCTCCTTTCAACAAGTAATCAGGGGAGCACTGCAAAGCCTTGGCTAAGGCCAATAGGTTTTCGCCATTGGGCTCAGTTTCAGAACGCTCCCATTGGGAAATAGCAACATTAGACACGCCAACCATCTTGCCAAGGGCAGCCTGCCTAATCTTGAGTTCTTTTCTGCGAGCGCGAATACGCTCACCCATCAGTTGTGTATTCATAGTTAAGATATCTTAAATAAACTTGACTTAAGATTCCTTTGATAGATAATTTAAGTGTTCTTTAATTTCGGAGCGAGTCTATGTACAAGAAAGATGTTATCGACCACTTCGGAACCCAGCGTGCGGTAGCTAAAGCGTTAGGCATTAGCGATGCAGCAGTCTCTCAGTGGAAGGAAGTCATCCCAGAGAAAGACGCCTATCGACTGGAAGTCGTTACAGCTGGCGCCCTGAAGTATCAAGAAAGTGCTTATCGCAAAGCGGCATAAGCAAATTGCTCTTTAACAGTCATGGTCATCATTCCCGCCGAAATGCGGGAATACAAAGCGCATCAGTTGGTGCGCATAACTTCTTATTTGTTAAGGAAATACTTACATATGGAACTTACAAGTACTCGCAAGAAAGCGAATGCAATTACAAGCAACATCCTGAATCGAATTGCTGTACGTGGTCAGCGAAAGGTTGCTGATGCATTAGGGATCAATGAATCGCAAATTTCGCGATGGAAAGACAGCTTTATCCCAAAGATGGCCATGCTTCTGGCTGTGCTGGAGTGGGGTGTTGAAGACGAGGAATTAGCGGAGCTGGCAAAGAAAGTAGCCATGGTGCTGACAAAAGAAAAGCCTCAAGACTGCTGCAACAGTTTTGAGGCCTGATGTAGAAAGACTGGATCAATCCACAGGAGTAATTATGACAAAACGTCGTAAGAAATACCAGGAAAAAGAAGAGATTCGACACCCTGATTCACCTGAGGGATTAGTGGTAGCCGCAGCAAATAACAGGGCGTTCGCAGAGCGCCTTGTTGGTGTTTACAGACTAGCCAAAGCAGGAGTGAAACATGGGCGTCGTTAAGTTAGCTGATTACAGGCCTCAACTGGAGGTCGTGGAGCATCGCGTGGCAGATACCGAAGATGGTTTCATGCGCGTTGCTAACGAGATTACCGACAGTCTGCTGATGGCTGATTTAACCGTCCGGCAGTTGAAGGTGATGCTCGCTATCATGCGCAAGACATACGGATTCAATAAGCCGATGGATCGACTCACAAACACGCAGATAGCAGCCATGACAGGTATTCACCACACTCATGTTTGCGCTGCCAAGCGCCAGCTTATTGAGCGTAAATTCCTCATTGCTGATGGCGTGAAAATCGGAGTGAACAAGGTGGTTTCGCAGTGGATTAGCCAGGACAGCTTAACATTAGCTAAAACAGCTAATAAAACATTAGCCGAGTCAGCTAATGGGTATAAGCCAAGTCAGCTAAACACAAAAGACAATATACAAAAGACAATAAATACAAATACCCCCTTACCCCCTAACGGGGGCGGCGATGGGCAGGTTAAACCTGAACGTCGCAAGGCAGAACGCATCGACTACGAATCCTTCCTGAACGCCTACAACACCGAAGTCGGTGACAGACTTCCACATGCTGTTGCGGTCAACGAGAAACGCAAACGCCGCCTGAAGAAAATCATCCCGCAACTGAAAACGCCAAACGTGGACGGTTTCAGAGCGTATGTCAGGGCGTTTGTACATCAGGCCAAGCCGTTTTACTTCGGAGACAACGACACGGGCTGGACGGCTGATTTTGATTACCTGCTGAGAGAAGACTCGTTAACGGGAGTTCGGGAAGGGAAGTTTGCAGACAGGGGGATTGCATGAGACAGGATATCGAAGCGAGCGTTATCGGTGGCCTGCTGATTGGTGGATTAACTCCAACCGCCAGTGACGTTCTGGCAACGCTGGAGCCGGAAGCGTTTTCAATTCCGCTCTACAGAAAAGCCTTCGAGGTTATCCGCAAGCAGGCGCGAAACAGAAACCTAATCGACGCGCTGATGGTTGCTGAGGAATGCGGAGAGGAGCATTTCACGTCAATCCTGATGACCAGCAAAAACTGCCCGAGTGCCGCAAACCTGAAGGGATATGCCGGAATGGTCGCGGATAACTATCACCGCCGTCTGGTGCTGGAAATCATGGATGAAATGCGTGAACCAATTCAGAGCGGAACCATCGACGCATCGAGTCAGGCGATGGATGAGCTTGTAAAGCGTCTTTCAGCCATCAGAAAGCCCCGTGACGAGGTTAAACCTGTACGGTTAGGGGAAATCATTACTGACTACACTGACACGCTTGACAGGCGTCTGAGGAACGGAGAAGAGTCCGATACCCTGAAGACCGGAATCGAAGAACTTGATGCCATCACCGGAGGGATGAACGCAGAAGACCTGGTGATAATCGCTGCTCGTCCTGGTATGGGGAAAACCGAACTGGCGCTGAAGATTGCCGAAGGCGTTGCAAGCCGCGTTATTCCTGGTTCTGACGTCCGGCGCGGGGTATTGATTTTCTCAATGGAAATGAGCGCATTGCAGATTGCAGAGCGAAGCATTGCCAACGCCGGGAGGATGTCGGTTAGTGTGCTGCGAAATCCTGCAGCGATGGATGACGAAGGCTGGGCGCGCGTTGCTAACGGCATGAGTCAGCTTGCAGATTTGGATGTATGGGTAGTCGATGCCTCGCGGTTATCGGTCGAAGAAATACGCTCAATCGCAGAACGGCACAAACAGGAAAATCCAAACCTGTCACTCATCATGGCGGATTATCTTGGCCTGATTGAGAAGCCGAAAGCAGACCGCAACGACCTCGCAATTGCTCACATCTCCGGAAGCCTGAAGGCGATGGCGAAAGACCTGAAAACGCCTGTTATCTCCCTGAGTCAGCTTTCGCGCGATGTTGAGAAGCGACCAAACAAACGCCCGACAAACGCAGATTTGCGTGATTCAGGAAGCATTGAGCAGGACGCAGACTCAATCATCATGCTCTATCGGGAAGCGGTATATGACGAGAACAGTAGCGCCGCACCATTTGCTGAAATCATCGTGACGAAAAACCGTTTTGGCTCGCTTGGTACGGTTTACCAGCGGTTCTGCAACGGGCACTTTGTTGCATGTGACCAGGATGAAGCCAGACAGATTTGCACAGCATCAAATGCACCTGCTGCGCGTGGCAGACGATATGCACAAGGGGCTGACGTATGACCATCTACATCACTGAGCTAATAACAGGCCTGCTGGTAATCGCAGGCCTTTTTATTTGGGGGAGAGTAAATCGTGGTTGAGTTGATTTTCTCTGCATTGAGGCTTCTCGGTGCTCTGTGGATGGTGGCGACGTTCATTGTGGTTGCTGGCTGTTTTGTCCGGTTGGTAGGCGAAGGTAAAGACCTGGTGGGTGTGATTTTCGGTAGCATTCTCCTGTGGGTGATTATCGGTGTTGCGCCTGTCGCTGTAGCAAAAATGGCGTGGCGTTTTGTGAGTTGAACTGAGGGTAAGTATCGATGGACGAATCAAGAAAGCAGTTTGAGGAATACGTTGCCAAAAAATTGAAATTACCATTCGAGATGATAACCGAGGCAAGAAATGGTGATAGGTACTTCGCATTTTCAAGCATGGATATTCGTCACTCCTTAAATGAGTGGTGGACTTTATGGCAGGCATCGCGAGCAGTTATCGAGATTGAGCTGCAAAAGCCAAAGAAAGGCCCACTTCCCGGTGATTATCACATTGGCTATGACTCAGGTGCAGAATCGCAATACGAAAGCGATGTAGAGGCTATCCGCGCCGCTGGAATCAAAGTGAAGGAGTGAGCATGAGTCGACGAAGTAGATTTTTGGGGTTTGTAATATTCCTGTCCTGCACTGGTTACATCGTAATCTGGTCAATTTCGAACATTGACCGTGGCGGGGAATATCTCATTGTAATGTTCTTTCCTTTGTTTCTTGGGTGGTACGCCGCAAGGTTGCTGGAAGAATGGGGTTACAGGCATAAAAAATAAAGGAGTGTTCAGTGAAGCAAACAATATTCCTCCGAACTAAGCAACAACAGCAAGCCGCAATCAACGCCATCCTCGCAACACCACTCGATAAAGACAAGCCAGTCACCATCCGCATTATTGACTACAAGCGCAACCTTGATCAGAACGCAAAATTTCACGCGATGCTGGCGGATATCGCACGTCAGGTTCAATGGTGCGGCAAATGGTTAAAACCGGAACAATGGAAGGTTTTGTTGATTAGCGGTCATGCAGTGGCAACAAAACAGGAAGCTGATGTTTTGCGCGGCCTTGAAGGCGAATTCGTCAACATTCGCGAAAGCAGCGCGCAGATGAGTGTGAATCGTATGGCAAGTCTGATTGAGTACACGACAGCATGGGCTATTGGTCAGGGTGTCAGATTTACCGACAGGAGGTACGAATGAGACGACAGCGACGAAGTTTCACCGACATCATCTGCGAAAACTGCAAATACCTTCCAACCAAACGCTCCAGAAATAAACGCAAGCCAATCCCAAAAGAATCTGACGTAAAAACCTTCAATTACACGGCTCACCTGTGGGATATCCGGTGGCTAAGACATCGTGCGAGGAAATGACAATGCTTTTAATTCAACCTGGATTTGGCCTTAGCATCAAAAAATGGCACATGTTTGGCGAGAAAAAGTCTCAACGAAAAATGGTGCTTATCAAGTTGCCATTTATCAGTATTTGTTGGCTAAACAGGGAGTCAGCAAATTATTTGTCTACATGCGCCAGAGCAGCATTTAACGACCCTGAGTGGTTTGTAGAAAACCATCACGCTGTTCGTCAGGCAAAGAGAAAGGCCAAAACGACATACATGAAGGCGTATCGAAAAGCATGGAAAGAACACCGCGATCGATACCAACAAGACATGGAAAAGCTTGAATCAGAAAACATGGAATTAAGACGAAAGCTCGGTGAAGCAAAACGAGACATTGATGCTTACAAGCGACTTTTTAATGGTGAAAGCCATGCCTAGCCCATCCCAAACCCTTCAATACCAGAAAGAAAGCGTCGAGCGGGCTTTAACGTGCGCTAACTGCGGTCAGAAGCTGCATGTGCTGGAAGTTCACGTGTGCTCCGATTGCTGCGCAGAACTGATGAGCGATCCGAATAGCTCAATGTACGAGGAAGAAGACGATGAATGAGTTAATAAATGGCAACGCCATCAAAATGACAAGCATTGAAATCGCTGAGTTGGTGGGAAGTCGTCCAGATAACGTAAAAATATCAATAGAGCGCCTGGCTAAATCTGGAGTTATTCAACTTCCTGCATTGCAGGTTTTCGAAAAAATCAATAACTTAGGACTGCGCCGTAGTGTCGAGGCTTACGTCTTCGAAGGCGAACAAGGTAAGCGCGACAGCATTATTGTCGTTGCCCAGTTGTCGCCGGAATTCACCGCTCGTCTTGTTGACCGTTGGCGAGAGCTTGAAGAAACTGCGGTTAATATCCCCAAAACACTACCAGAAGCGTTGCGCCTTGCTGCTGATCTTGCTGAGCAGAAAATGCAACTGGAAAACCAGCTCGCAATTGCCGCACCTAAAGTTGAGTTTGCCGATCGCGTTGGCGAGGCCAGCGGAATTTTGATTGGAAACTTTGCAAAGGTTGTTGGTATTGGTCCAAACAAACTGTTTGCGTGGATGCGCGATCACAAAATCCTTATTGCTTCAGGTTCCCGGCGCAATGTGCCAATGCAGGAATATATGGATCGCGGCTATTTCACAGTGAAAGAAACAGCGGTCAACACAAATCACGGAATACAGATATCGTTCACCACAAAAATCACCGGGCGTGGTCAACAGTGGCTGACCAGAAAGCTGCTCGATAACGGAATGCTGAAAGTAACAGGGGAGGCTGCTTAATGGCTAAACCAGCGCGAAGGAAATGCAAAATATGCAAGGAATGGTTTCACCCGGCATTCTCAAATCAGTGGTGGTGCTGCCCGGAACACGGAACTCAGTTAGCACTCGAACTACAAAGTAA